TGCCGCCTTGCGGGCAGCGTCGGCCTTCTTCAGTCCTTGTGCCGTGTAGGTTGCGACAACGCCTTCCCACTGGGCCTTGGCGCTGGCGACCGGCTTTGAGGCGGTGACAGACGCCACCGGAGCCACGCCAGGACGAGCCTTGGCGGCTGGCATCGTGACCATCTCTTCCTTGTCGTCTTCTTCGACTTCGGCGACGGTCGTCTCTTGAGCCTTGGCCTTGAGTGCGACCATCTCCTCTTCCATCGCTGCGAGCTTGGCCTTGAGCTGTTCGTTCTCGGTCATCATCTCGCTGTAATACATTTCGGCGACTTGGTCTTCGGTCATCTCGGCAGCGACTGCCTTGACGATGAAGTCCGACGACGCCTTGCCGAAGCGAGCCTGAATGAATTTCACGGTCGCGACGGGCTTGGGATTGCTGCTCATGGGATTTGTCTCCGTTTGGTCAGCAGTTTCGCCGCACGAGTCGCCGCTGACGTTCAGCGACTGATTGACCCGCTCCGGCATGTTTCCTGTAAATCTGGCAACGGCCACGCTCTTGCGGGCAGTCGGCAGAATTGAATCGACGTAGCCGCTGGCCTGTGCCTCGCGGGCATCCAGCCAAGTCTCGGCACGCATCGCGGCCTCGACTTCTTCGCGGCTCTTTCCTGTCTTGGTTGCGTAGGCGCTCACCATGCTGTCCCGCAGCTTGCCTAGCAGGTCGGCTTGCTTCTGCAGCTCTTCGCTGTCGCCTTCGGTCACGGTGTACGGGTTGTGCAGCATCAGGTAGCCGTTCTCGGTAATCTCTACCTTGCCTGCCGCCATTGCGATGAAGCTGGCGATGCTGAACGCACTGGACTCAACGATGGCCCGCACTGGTCCCGGCCATGCGGTGATTGCGTCATGGATGCCCAGGCCGTCAAACACGCTGCCGCCTTCGCTGTCGATGCGAATCACCAGCTCCTGCGACGGGTCACAATCAGCCAGCAGCGACTTGAACGTCGCACTGGTGATGCCGGGGTAGCCGATGCTGCCGTAGAGTTTGATTTCATTCATCGGTCAACTGCTCCTCTGGCGTGTCAATCGTGCCGTCACTGGCGTCTTCGATGTAGACGTCAATCTTGCTGGCCGGAACGCCGAGACTGTCCAGTTCGAGCCGTGCCCGCCGCTCGCTGATTTGCCCGCCAGTCAATTCTTTCAGGATGTCGTTGATGGCCTTGCGTGCGTTCTGCCAGTTCTTCCGGCCCACGCCGACCATTTCGGCGGTCGGTGCCTGCTCGGCAGCCGTCGCTTCCGCTTGTGCCTCGGCCTGCTGCACCATTGCCTGACTGTCCTGCATGGTCATCTGGATGCCGCTTGGCATCGGCAGGCTGATTAGTTCACGCCAATGCACGGGTGCATTGTCTTGAAATTGGCCGTTAATAGCCTTGGCCTGCTGCTTGGCGCGGATAATGGCGTAACTCATGTCTTCGACAATTTCGTCCGCCACTTCCTCCCAGTCCCGTCCGCCTTCGGCATGTAGCCGGCGTGGGCTGGTCAGTGCGTTCTGGATTCGCAGCGCGTCGCCCTGTGCATCTGCCACCGGGTCGATGTATTGCCACGTCGGCGGGTTCCAGCGATGGCCGAAAATGTTGATGCCTTCGACCTTGGCAGCTGCAGCCAGTGCCCGGTCTTCCGCAATCCACTGCCGCAGTTTGAACTCATAAACTGGCTTGTGCAGCCGGTTCAGCAGGTTGGTCTGGTTGGCCCTGAAACCCTTGCGGGCCTCGTCGACCGCGCCACGCCAGCCGCTAAAGTTGGTCTCGCTGCCATCCATCAGCACCAGGCACAGCGGCAGCCCAAGGTTTACGCCGATGATTTGAAGCATCAGCTTGACGTGGTCGAAGAATTCAGCGTTCGGCACGTTCGGGCTGAACCCTTGCAGTTCCTCGCCTTCGCCCCCGATGATTTCCATGCCGGGACCGATGTTTTCGATGTAGCGGGTGCCGGCTCCCGTCTGCTCCGTTTCCGGCAGGCCGTAGCCATCGGTAGACGGAAGCGGGCCGCCACCGGCAATCGGGTTGCGTTTGCGGAAAATGGCAAAGCAGGAAACCACCTGCTGCTGGACCAACTTCGCGAAGTTAATGTCCTCGAACATCCCGGCGACGGAAAAGATGGGTGCCAGTGCCGTGACGCCGCGGGTCTGGTTTACCCGGCGGGGGTTGTAAACGTGGAACAGTACCCGGTCGCCGTTCTCGTCCCGCACGTCGATAGGTACTGCGGTTTCCTTTTGGTTGCCAACGACAGCCAAAACGCCACCGTCCCGCTTGTCGGCCGAGTACCAGTAACGGGTCCGCCGGCCGTAATCGTCACGGGTCACGCCCAAAAAGGTGTTTTCCTGCGGCGTGATGGTTTGGATGCTGTGCGCTTCAATTAGCTGTATCTGCCCGCCGGCTGTGCCAAGGACGACCATATCGCCGTCCAGCAGAACCGACCGCATGACGTGCCGTTCCACGTCCTGCCAAGTGAACTCGCCGGCCATGTCGCAGTCGTCAGGCGATGCAGTCCACGCCTGCCAGCGATTCCACAGTTCAAGGTCCAGCGACGGGTCGCCCGTGCGAACGTCCAAGGAAAACCCGTCCTGCACAATATTGGCAACTGCCCGGTCGATGGTCTGCCCGACGATGGCGTCGTTGCGGTCCATGTCGCGGGCTTTTTCGATGTCGCGATAATAGAATTCTTCCGTGCGGTAATGGAAATCAGCACTGCCCCCGCGCGGGGCAAGGCCAACACGGCGACGGATGAACCGGCTTTCCCGGCTCATGTCGTAATCAGCGCGAATCGTGTCAAACGTGTTCGCAATGGTTTTCTTTTGCCGGCGTGGCGTTGCCGTCATCTGAATCCTTGGCTGATGCCTAGAAACCGAACACGGGACTGGCTGGCTGCTGCCGTGTCCTTGGCAGCGACAAACGACTGGGCGCGCGCCAGCATCTGCATGACTTCCGGCTTGCTGCGGGTCAGGCTGCTGCCTTGGTTGGACGCACTCGCGGCCGCAAGGATGATCCAGCGTTTGGCCGCAGTGATGAAACTTTTGGCGCGGCTAACGCTGTCCGTCTCCTCGAAGTCGGAGTATTCCAGCAAGTCGTCTTCGACAGTGGTGAGGTCGTATGACATGCCGAAATATTAGCCGCAGACCTGCGTTTTACTGCCAGAAAACCAGCACGGGAAACCTACGGAATTTCCGTAGGCTTAGCCGGCAATGGATTCCAGCAGCCACTTAATGGCGTTTGATGGGTTGTTGATGCGACTGCCATTGGCGAGCTTTGCCCCTTGGCTGCTCAGGGCCTCCTGCAATTGCCGCAGGGCCTGCGACTGGCGACCGGTCAGTTTCCGCACATCGCACACCCGTGGCAGGTAGCCAAACGGGATTTGCGCCAGTGGCACGCTGACCGTGCGGCTGGTGACCGGGGGAGCCTCGACCGCCACCGACTGCATAGCCTCCGCTGCCATGTCGTAACCTCGCACCTGTTCCACGCCGCCGACTTCGACTTCGTCAATTGTCGGCAGGTCCGTCTTTGCCTTGTTTTTCGCCATTCGCTCACTTCCGTTGAGTTGCGACGAAAGCCTGACCGTGCGGCGTGCTGGACACGATGCCCGCCCGATTCCGCACAGTCTGCCCTGCCGCCTGTTTCTTGTTGGCCGCTGCGACCAGTTGCTGACTGGTCACCCGTGGGATCAGCCGGATGCCCAGACACCCGGCAGCTGCACAGGCCAGCGCGGTCGCGTCCAGCCAGTGGTTGTTTTTGCTGACTTCGCGCCACTTGCGGGTCATGCCTTTGCCTGGCACGAATAGTTCCTCCCGCATTTCGGCCACAATGTGATGGCTGAAGCTGACGTGCTTTTTCTTGTCGTCGCTGACGTACAGGCTTAGGCTGCCGTCGTTGAACTGGTGGGCCTCGTTAAACGTCGCCGTGACAAAGCGTTCTTGAAGCCAGCCCTTCCAGTGTTCGGTGTCGACCACGTACAACCACACCCGCTCCTGCGGCTGGTGGTTGGCATAGCAGCGATCAAATAGCCGGCGGGTGCCCGACTCGGTGCCCATGTGGAACTTACTGGAGGCGTAACCTTTGGACGCCGCAAACGGTGTCCCGCCTGCCCTGCGGATGAACTCATACACTGCCGGCGAATAGTCGCCCGAATCGACAAGGCAGAATTCCGGCGGGTTGCTGGCCATGATGTCGCTGCGCCAGCCCAGCAGACTGTTCAGCAGTGCAACTTCGACCGCTTGCGAATCGGTGGCCGCCTGCATGCCTGGCGTTTCCATCACGCCATAATCGATCACGACACCCGTGGCGTTTCCAAACCAAGCGATCTTGGTCCAGTGGCTGTAATATTTTCCGATGTCCAGCCCGCAGGTAATCCGCACGCCTTCGACCTTCGGCAGCTCGTTCCGCTCCAGCCCGCTTAGCCGGCTGGCGACTTTGTGCGCCGTCAGACCCAGCGTTTCCGCTTGTTCCTCGTCCGGTGGTGCATTCTGGATTTCCGTCAGCACGTAGTTCAGGCCGTTATCGGCGATCAGGTTATAGACCGCCTGCAGGGCCGACAGTTCGATTGACTGGCCCTCACGGGTCATGGCGCGGCTGTAGCGTTCAGGGTTCAGCACGTCCGCTCCAGCGTCCATGTCCGCCCGGTTGGCGATATAGAACGCTGTAGCGTTGACCCCACACCCGTCGCCCGCCCGCTGTGCTTCCTGCCGCAGGTCCATGTACTGCTGCCACAGGTCCACCCGTTCCGGCCATTTGACCACACCGCTATACCGCCGGCCGTTCCAGCTCGGTGCCTTGGCTTGGTTGGTTAGTTTCTCCGCCAGGCATCGATTGTTCTGGATGGTGCAAAGCACGACACGGGACAGCCGCTTGCGCCCGTCCGCCAGCCCGGCCACGTCACGGTTCAAGATGATGTCGCGCGTCTCCACTTGGTTTTCATGGAAGGCAGACTCCCGTGTTTCAGGGTCATCGACCAGCACGAAGTCCGGCCGGTTGCCACGGATGTTAATGCCACGGATCGCGCTGTCCATTCCCGCCCACGCCATGCAGACGCCGCTGTAAGGACTGACGCCACCTTCGTGCCAAGGCTGGCCCTTGACCGTGGCTGGCAGTCCGTCAATTTTTCCGAACATCACCTCGACGTTCGACCACTTGATTTCCGTTAGCTTGCCATTGTGCGACTGCTTGGCTGCCCGCTGCGGCGTGCCCTCAAGCGCAGCACACGGGACACAGATTTCGGGGAAGTCTTCAATTAGGCGTTCGTTGCTGTCGAAGTGCCGCCGCACATCGTCAAAGATGCGGCTGGCAAACGTGCCACTGGCAGCGATGATCAGCGGGAAACGAACCAGCCCCCGCAGAATCAAGTAGACGATCATGGCCTTGGTGATCTCTGTCTTGCCGTCGCCGCGGGGTGCCGCAATCGCTTGGTCGCCGCCAAACTCCGCCACATCGACAATTAGCTGCACCATTTCCCGCTGGTAATCCGCAAACGGTGACCAGAACCGATCTGGGAAGTAGTGCTTGAGAAACGCCATCGGGTCCGCCAGCAACTGCTGCCGGCGCGCCAAGTCGACCGGGGGCGGAATGACGATTGCATTCCGCTCCAGTTGTTTGCGCTCAGCATAGCGTGCCTGCTTGGACTGCTGGTCGCCGCTGAATTTCATCGCCGTGTTTATCACTGACCCTCGCCTTGGTCCGTGCCTTGGTTTTTGTTACGCAATCGCCTCGACACCGGGATCTAGAACTTCCGCGAACCGTTCGTCCAGCACCAGCCGCACCGCACGCCCGTCGCTCAGGATTGCCTTGACGCTCATTACATGCCGCGTTGATTCCAGCGTCGCGGTTTGCGCATCGGTCAGGCTGAACGTCGCCACGCCGCCAACCGGAATGGTCGACACCACCAGCCCAGCTGCGTCGGTCACGGCGTCAGTAGTCTTGATCGCCAAATAGCACTTCGTAACGGTCACG